TCATTTCTAAAACAACGTAGTAAGTCATCGTAGTAATAGAGTCGATCGTTGCTCTCGTCGTAGTCCCAATCGCCATCTAAAAGGCGTTTACGGTCTATCTCTGGAAGGCGTGAAAGCTTTTCAAGGTAGGCAGGTTCGAGATTCGGATTGTCTGTTGGCAATGCCTTGATGAATGCCCTATCCTCTCGTAGCGTACCATTACGTGCAGCATCAAAGTAGTCAGCGTATAACCATCCTTTCGTTGGGTTGCAGGAAAGTAATCCTTTCGGCACACCATTGATTAAGTTGTAACGCACACGGCTATCTAGAATATCGATTGCCCGTTGAGAAACTTCCGCTACTTCATCCACAAAATAGTCTGTGATTTCAATCGAGCCAAGTCTACTAAATTCAGGGTCTGAAGGCATAAATCCTAAGTCCATCAAGATAATTTGAGACCCGTTGTAGAATTTTATAACGTGGTCTTGACCGTTGTAGGTGTAGTGAGTGCCAGGGCGAAGTCCCATCTGGTTAGCAATCGTCCAAAAGGTTGCCATCGTTGACTGCCTAAGTCGCTTTAATTCTGCACGACCGATTAAGCCGCGAGTGTTTGCATATTTTAATCTGCGATTAATCTGCCAAGAGCATCCAAGAAATGTTTTACCACCACCTGCACTACCGCCATATAACACAGTTTCTGTTATCAAATCTTTTGGAGACAACAAAGTCAATGCTTCATCTTGGCGAGTAGTGTATTGGGGCGTGTACATAGTGGTAAAATTAGTGATTAATTTTATACTGGTTATTCATTTGGCAAGTTGTAGTAATCATTCCAAATATGCTTGTCAACTTCGAATGAATGGTCACGGGCTGCTTTGTCAAGAAAGGCTATTTGTCTGAATATACAAAAAGTCCAATCCTCGACCAATTTACTTCTACAACTTGTAACGCAATACTTACATTGTTTTATAGAAGTCCAATCCAAAACCCTCCCTCCATTGCATCGTCTTGCCACTTCTGAAAGGTAGGCTAGGGCGTTGAGGTGTTTGTTTAATCTGGACAAAGAAACATCTTGATTCATAGTGCCAGTGCTATAATTGGTCTCTATCCTTGTATCTGAATCATAACGCCACATAAGCTCACGGCACGTTTCCCAAATTGGTTTGCTTGGGGTGTCTGGAGTAGATGCTTTACCAATTTCTTTTTTCACATAAGTCTCGCCATTGAGAACTATCTCAGTTGACACGTTCTTGATTTCTTTGCCGTCATTGTCATAGACGGTAATTACTGTTGCTTTGTTCATTTTTTATTTGTGTTCACTTTCCGTGAACGGTGTTATTTGTTTTTTGTTAAATAATTCAGGTACATAATCACTTTCATTTCTCGCGCAATACTGTTCGTGTACTGCTCCTTTAATCTTGGGTTGGCTAAGATTCTTTGAAGCTTAGTCTTGCCTATCTCTTGCTGATCGTGAACAAGTCGTTTCGCTCTTTGCTTGAAACTCAACCACTCATCATCCGTCCAATAGTCATCAGTAACTAGACCACTTTTGTACAAGTTCTCTAGCATCACAAAGCCCATCAACTCCGCCGCCATAAAGTTACCATTCCTCGCGTTCTCGATGTCTTTATTTAACGAATCATTAAACCAATTAAGCGACTCGTTAGCTGACTCTAACTGTCGCGCAGGTTCAATGTAGTTCACGTTTACTTCATTCCATTTTTTCATAGCATCCATCCGTAACTGGTAGTATTCACTCAACACACTACCGACATAGGTCGCATCAAATGATTTGAATGATGTCAACTTGTTCGCCAACTTACTCGCTGCATTGAACTCAAAGGCTAACTTGAAATCAACCGTTGTACACCAACTGAAATTGTCAGAGACAAAAGAGTGCAGTTGTTGTATTGGTTCGATTCTATCAGGCTGCGGTATGCCGTGAAAGACAAGCTGAGCGTAGTATTCAACTGCGAAGTCCTTACCACTAATCAATGCAATTAGTGGTGCTTCTTTGGCAGCAATTATCTTTCTGAAGTCAACGTTTGCTACCTTACTTAAATTGGTCAAGGAGTGATTGAAGCCCCTCGCTACTTGTACCTTTTCCAAATGATCCATTGTTAATTGTTTTAGTGGTTACAAATTTACTCATATCCCAAGCTGCTACGGCTGCTCGTCTCCAGTCCTTCAACTTTTTATTGCCATACTTCCAATCTTTGAGTTCGTAATGGGCGATGAACTTGGATGCGAATGTAATGCCATCCGATTGACTGCCGCCCGTCTTTGACTGAAAGAATGAAACCACATCTTCCATAGATGGGGCAACGAACTCACCAACTATGTGCTTGTGATACTCAGTCATTAGTTTGATGCATTCATCAGGTGAGATGCAGTCCTGATAAGTCGCTTTCGCGTTTTTATAAAAGAAGTCTTTTGCCGTCATTGTGTTGTGTTTTTATTGTTGTTGATGTTTTATTCCTTCATCGTTTTGGAAATTCGCCAATCTTTATAATGTAGTCTTCACTTAGTCCATATTTTTCGCAGACCTCTGTAATGAGTTCAGCAGACGGGTGAAGCTTTCCGATTTCCTTTCGGTCAAGAATCTCTTTGATGCAGCATTGTACTGCCAGTGTGTGTTGTTTCATATTAGTGATGCTTCATCGCATCAAGTGTTTTTATTTTTGTGGTAACGTTTGCTAAGGTATTGAATCCTCTCAACTGGAGATACTCATTCAAACTAATTAACATTTGATTAAGTTTCTTATCATATCCAATCGTGCTTGAGCATCTCTTATTGGCGTGGATAACCGATGCGTGGTGACGGTTAAATATCGCAGCTAATCTTGTTAGCGTCATTCGCTGACTGAACTCCATTTGGATGCAGTAAAGCGCAATGTGGCGGATGTAAACAATGTCCTGCAATCTGCTTTTACTCTGTATCTCTTTCATTCCAATCGAGTGGTAGCATTGTGACCATTCGCAGATGGCGGATATGAACTTGGATAGTTCGATATCGTCTACGGTAGAATGGTCGCGTGACTTGTTCTGAGCAATGATTAACTCGATAAACTCCTGCTTATTCGCATCCTTCACCATTGGAAGGAGTGTGTTTATGTCTATACTCATTTTCGATTAATTGTATTAGTTCGTTTATGTTAGTGCCAGTGTGCGCAGCGACTTTCATTATCTGAAGTGCTGACATCTGTTGGGGTTGGTTCGCGTAGTGCGTGGCGGTGTTTCGGCAGACCTTAAGAAACGTGCCGAAGTTCGACACGCTCTTAAAATTCTGCTTCACAAACACCCTAAAATGGCAAGTTGTCAAAATCTTCTGTGTCATTAGGTCTTGGTTCTTCTTGTGGTTTAATCGGTTGAACTGTTCTTGACTTCGCGGCAAGTTCTGCCTGAATCTTTCCGTACTCTGGTGTCGCTGCCATTTGGTCTTGCAAGAACTTCGGTAGTTCATTGAACAATTCAAAGTTGAAGTCATCGTAACTCAATATCTTACTCGCGTTGAATTGCTCTGGACAAGTCATTCCTTTCATTACGGGAGCAATTGCTGCGATGTTTGAGTAGGTCTTGCCTTCCTTTACCGTGTGAGTCACTGTAATCATACCAGGTGCACCCAAAAGATTAGACACATCGAATCGCTTTGCTTCATCTTCGGTAAATGTTTTACCTCTCCAGTTCTCCAAGAATTTGCGAAGTCCTGCCTTCTCGTGCATTGAAAGTGTAAATGTCTTACTGATAGACATAGGCTGCTCACCGTTCTCAGGCTTGAATGTTCTGAGTTCGTTTGGTAGTTCAAAGGTCAAGCGAACTTTCTTGCTCACTTTACTTTGACCTTCCCAAGTCTCAGCGACTGAACCGATTTCAATCATTGAGTAGCATCGCGCCACTTGAAGTCCTGCAGGGATCAATTCTCTTTCGAAATTTCCACCGCCATTGTTTTCTGCTAAAATTGCCATTTTGATTTATTTATTTAATTGTTACTGATATAGTTGATTTTCCTTCTACTTTTTTCGCAGGTTCAATCTGCAAACCATCTTCGTCAAACATCGTTGAGTTGTTGGCTAGTTGTGCTAACTCCTGCATCGTTTTGAGTTTCGCTGACAAGTGATTGACTTGGATACAGTTTGAATAATCCCAACGCGATGCAGCGTTTTTAAGTTCTACTTTTGCACCGAACTTGTCAAATGTGCGCTCTCCGTATCTAGAAGCTTCATCGAGTGCGTAAGGCTGCACGTTAGTGATGATTGTTGCGAGTGCCTTCTCTAACTTCTTCAAGTTGATGTAGGCTTCAAGTGCGTTGGCATTGCCGTCTATCACTTGTTGTTGTAGGTCGAATAGTGTGTCTATCATTGTGTG